TAGAGTAAGCTTGTGGCCGAAGTTCGCATCATAGGCCTCCTTGGAATGTTTCACCATGTCGTTGGCAAATGACACGGTGACTGCGTTAGAGGCACCGAAGGCCAAACTAAATGCGCCCGTGCCGGCGAAGAGATCCACCATTCTGAGAGGCTGAGCCTGAGCGCCAGGCTGAGCACCAGGACCAGGAGCAGGGGCTTCCAGAAGCTTCACAAGTTCCTCCTTCTTCTTTGCACTATACCCTTTTACCCCCTTCTGCTTACAAAGCGCAATGAGTTCCTCGCGCGTCTTATCCATATTTCGTGAGACTGTATTTATTTATGGTTTGGGTGGTCAATTTTTATCTGTAGCTTCGTTTACTGCAACGTATACTACAGAACTTGTTGAAAGATGCATTAAAGAATGATATGTGATTCTCACATATATATTATTATCCCAAACCATTGTACCCGTTTGTTTACCTATTATATATATGTAAGCAGAATATACTACAGAAAGAACTCCAAGTCCTATAGTTTTCTTAGATACATTATAATAAAATCCTATGTAAAAGGAAGATATCAAATAATTCAGTAGGGCTGTTTGGTCTATTATAAGAAATGTTGGATGATGATAATTATGAATTACAAATGATGTGAATGCTAGTAAGAAGCACGTAGAAGCATGATAATTATATCCTTTTTTCAGTGATATATATCCTGGGAAAATGTATAGAGAACCTGTTAATGATAGTAGCCGATCTGGATTCATATATACGTGGAAACTAAGTATTTTAGACCATTATAAAAGCCGACCTAAACTAGTCCCTGTCCTTGGATTAGAATGAAGGCTACAAGAACAACCTTAGATAATTTACACCATATACAGGTAGGCAATTTACAGAGAGAAAAAGAGGAAGTGGAAAATATGACAATTAAATTAGAAACCCTTAAGAAACGAATAGAAGCGTGTGCGGATGTTGTAGAAAAGACAAAGTTGGAAGATGAGTACGAAGTTCTCAGGAAAAAGCGGGATGATTGGAAAGATAACAAGCCCATGTACGACTATTTTTTTGAGACGGGTGAGATACTTTATAAGTACTACGATCTCCAGGAAAAGATCCAGCAAGGTTCTACGGGTTCTTCCAAGGCTGTTAAAGTGAAGCCAGGAAGTGTCTTGGCCGCGCTGAATGAAGGGACTGCCGAACCGTTTGTTCCCCATCAGAGGGGTTTGAAGCAGGAAGAAGGTCGCGAGGTCTTACTGGAAAAATATCTACAAAAGATTGACCCAGAACACGCCAAGTCCACGAACTCTGTAGAAGATCCTTATGGAATCTGCGAGCGCTGTGATAAAGAGATGACATTCAGTATTAACGAAGCCCTCTTTTTCTGTGACCAGTGTGGCTACCAGGAGTTTGTCCTGATAGACAGTGATAAGCCGAGTTACAAGGATCCTCCTCGCGAGGTGACATATTACGCCTATAAGCGCATCAACCATTTCAATGAGTGGCTGGCCCAGTTCCAGGCCAAGGAGAGTACTGAGATTCCTGAGGAGGTCTTTGACGAAATTATGGAGGAGCTGAAGAAGGAGCGGATATCTAGCACGGAAGGCTTGAAACCTGCGAAGATTCGTGAGATTCTGAAAAAACTCAAGCACACGAATTTTTACGAGCACGTGCCTTATATTTTGAATCGTATCAATGGAAAAACTGCTCCTGTCATGTCGCGCGAAGTGGAGGAGAAGTTGCGATTCATGTTCAAGGAGATTCAGAGCTCGTTCGTCAAGCACTGCCCAAAGAATCGGAGCAACTTCTTGTCCTATTCGTACGTCTTGTACAAGTTCTGCGAATTGCTGGAGCTCGATGATTATTTGCAGTGCTTTCCTTTGTTGAAAAATCGCGATAAACTATACAACCAGGATAAGATTTGGGGGCTGATATGTGCGGATTTACAGTGGCAGTATATTAGGTCGATTTAGGCTTGTCATCTAAGACCAGTCAATGACAATATATTCCTTATGTACTGCCCGCTGTGTATCAATAAATGGGCGAAGTTTATCGTCCAAGTTTGAAATATCATATTCTTTTCCATCCCTTCCCAATGCCATTGATAGTTTCTTATATTCCACTGAGCATTCTGGAAATAGAATGCGGAGGCGAGTTAGAATCTCATCCATATTTGCTACAATATATTCTTTGGTAATTTGGTAATTCAGCCCACTATGAGTTAGAATGGAAGGGACGTGGACACTGGAATAATTATTTCCAAGGAGAAAGAGATTACATCTTGTATTATCGTTTACTTCTGCAAAGCGAACAGTATTTGTATAAATATCTTTCACAATTGTTTCTAATTTACGCTGATGTCCCTCTTCATCCTTCTGTGACTTCAAGGAACGCATATTTTCGCGCGAGAAAGGTTCAAGGGGCATTTTATATGGCGAGACTATTTCAAATTAGGTTTTCAGATTTCAATTTTATAATCCCATATAAAATTGACCCTGCCTGGCCAACAAACAAACAAGTCCTTATCATGCCTTCTCTTACCATTATTATGGGTCCTATGTTCGCAGGGAAATCCTCGGCCGTCATTGCAAAGGTGCGACGCGCAGAAGTCCTCGGCTGGAAATCATTTGTGATTACATCATCTGCTGACACGCGTTACTCCGAGGAATCCAAAATTATGACGCACGACCGAGCATCCATGGACGCCACTGGGGTGAAGGTGTTAAAGGGGTTGGAGCAACGGGCCGAGTATTCGGCCGCACGCTTAGTTGTCATTGAAGAAGGTCAGTTCTTCACGGATTTGTATGACTTTGTTATGCGAGCAGTGGAGGAGGACGGGAAAGACGTGGTGGTTGTTGGGCTCGATGGCGATTCCGATCGGAAGCCTTTCGGAGACATTCTTCGCCTTGTACCTCTCGCCGACGAAGTCCAGCGTCTCACATCCTTGTGTAAAAGGTGTGGTGATGGTACAGCGGGACTATTCTCGGCACTCGTGCGCGGTTCCAAAGGCGGTGAGCAGGTCTTTGTGGGTGGCTCGGATTCGTATGAGGCGATGTGCCGGAAGCATTATATGGAAAACTCATTGCGTGCGTGATATTCACTAGCGCAAGGTGTTTTATTAAAAAGGTTTTTGTATTTAGCGCATGGGGAATCCCACCAGGTTGGCGCCAATGCCGAAGCCCGCGCCCTGGCGCGCCGTCACGCCGATGGAGGGCGAGAAGATGTCCAGCACCGCGAACACCGCGGCGGCCATGATGGTCACCGTGAGGATCTCATCCATGGGCAGTTGCTTACGAGGAATGAACACAAGGGCCAGGGCCACGGCAATGCCCTCCACTACATACTTCACAATGCGGGTCAGAAGGTCGTTTACGTCCATCTTGTCTATATTCGTTCCATAGATTTTTTTCCCGGGATGGAAGGTCTAAACAGAGTGGCACATACACTTTCAGAAATGTCTGGAGCTCCTACTTCTCTGAACCGCAATGAACCCGAGGAGGACTTCCTGAGTGAGGATCCGGAGATCAGTAGCCAGAAGGTTGTGCTTCTGAGTTTCCTCAGCCCGGAGAAGGTTTTGGCGAACAAGGATGTCTTCTTCTTCCGCAACTTTGTGCAGAACTATGCGCTGGAGTGGCGTACGAAGAAGCTGGAGGTGTGGCTGGCTGAGCAGGTGAGTGCCATCAACACCAAGCTGGAGACCCTTGCCGGTAACCTGGATAAGGCGCCTGCTCCTGCGGCAGCAGAGGTGGCAGAGGCAACGGATGCTACGCCTGCTCCTGATGCGGAGGCGGTAAAGCCCGCCGACGAGATTCGCAAGAATCTTCTGCGTGTCGATGTGCTTGTGGAGGAGTTCCAGCAGTACGTGCGCAAGAACATGCGCGAGCTGGCCGATGCCAAGATTCAGGAGGAGTTCGAGAACTTCCTGTTTACTCATGGTTCGAAGCTAGAGGAGGAGTTCTTCGCGAAGAACGAGTTCCGCACCACCATGCGCGGTATCAAGGTGCGCGGGGTATTCTCGTCGGAGGCCGAGGCCGCGGTGCGCGCCAAGCGCCTCCAGAAGGCCGACCCCTCTTTCAACATTTACCAGGGTTATGTCGGTAAGTGGATGGCCTGGGAGCCTGACGCAAACAAGGTGGGTAACCAGGAATACGCGAACGAGGAGCTGAACACTCTGATGAAGAAGTACCGGGAGAATGAGGAGAGTCGCGAAGTCTTTTACAACGAGCAAAAGAAGTCGCGCATGGGGAATGCGAAGACGCGCACCGCGGCCGAAGTGGCTCCTGAGGCCACTCTGACACCGACTGTTGAGGCCTCTGCCGCCGCCTCAGGAAGCAGTTACGACGGCCTCTTTTCTGGCCCCGCCGATCTGGCGATTCAGCGCAAGATTGAGCGCATGGATTAGAATGCCTAGAAGTTGCCGGTAGGAACCGCATCTGGATAGCGTGTACCAATACGAAGGCACGTGTTAGGCTCCTTCGCACAGAAATGGCCCTCGCCACAAACAGGATTACACGTAGCCGGGTAATTGGGATTTACGAAACCCTGAAGGCTAGAAGTTCCCTTTAGAATCGGTAAAAGGGCCAGCAATACAACCAGTAAGAGCAGTACATACCATGTGCCGGTCTTTATGGTCAACTTCGCCATCTTTCTAACTAGACCCCTCTAAAAATACGGCAGGGGTGACAGGACACCTTGAGGAGCAAGAGGGACAGGCTCTTTATCATAGGCAGCCTTCGGCTCTGTCTGCGCACAGAAACCATTAATACACTTCAGACCCGCACCGCACGGCTCCAGATCCACTCCACAGCGCGCAGAGCCACCGCTCGCAAATCCCTCGCAAATGGGTTTACCTAGAATCACTAGCAATAGCCCAAGAACAAACATAAGAAGGAGGACCCGACAAATGTCTTTCATTTCGTTTGTGAGCGCCATTCTAAGAAGTATCAATCTTATTGCATCGGATATTTTTTCACCTGTATCATCGGCCCCTTCAACCGTTTCGCAGCCGTAGCGTCGTATTCATTCCCCTCCTCGCCATCCTTCTCCTTATAATTCGCCATCGCATGATTCCAGAACTCCTGGGCGCCTATGCGGAACTCGCCGTGCATCTCGGCCTTGTACCAAAATACCGTATCTTCCAGCTTATTCGACTGCGAGTTATTGTTCATCACAATACACTCATAGTTCTGCGTACACTGGTCCATGACCTGGCAGAAGAACTCAAAGCTCGGAAACGCACTGCCGAAGTTCTCAAAAATACGTTTGCGATTGGTCACGTAGGGCTCTCGGAGGATGAAACAATAGTCCACATTCGTGCGCAACATTGGAGGAATACCGAGAGGGTACTGCATAGTAATAATGAAGAACACCTTCAGCCAACGGCCGTTCAAGAACAGATAGCGAATGTTGCGATCGTGAAGCCAGCTGTCGTCATATAGACAGTCGTCCATAATCAAGAAACTCCTCGGATCCGTGCGCTGTTGTCCATACGTCTCCACTTCCTTGTTAATCTTCGCCATAATCATCTTCTGCCTCTTACAAAAGTTCGCAATAATGACAGGACTATAGTCGCCGTGGATGAACAGCGGGGGAATGAGTTTCTTATAGAACTGGTTTGACTCTTCTGTGCCACTAATCACAGTTCCCAGAGGCATTTCCTGATGGTGATAAAGGAGGTCTCTCACGAGAGTAGACTTGCCGGTACGTCTTCTGCCAATGAAAACGCACACGGCGTCCTGCGGAATCATCTTCATGTCAAACTTCCGGATTCCCACATTGAGTGCATCGCCCTTGTCAGACATTTCTTGTATTAAGGCGAGTGAAAATACTTAGTCGTGCGGTTACGAGCTCATTTGGAATTCCGCCGCCGCCGCTAGAATGGATCCGTGTTTAACCCAACCAGTTCCCGTGGCATTGCCTGTTTGGAGGAGATTCTCCGGGGCACCTCGCCTTGCCGGATATACTGGAGTAACATCTGTAACACCAATCATTGGAAAGTTCCTTGGGTCAGCGCCCTCCTCTGAAGGCCAGTTGGCAGCGGACAACTTATTTGCGCGTGCCGTGGATTTTCATGGACCAGGGGAGTGTAACATAGAAACTGTGTCAAAGGGGGTTAAGAATGCGTTTTGTAAGGTGACCCACCTGCTCGACCCCATACGCACAATCCAGACCTATTATTCTAGCCCTGAGAAGGGCGAGAGGCGACGTGAGGCAAAGGCCGGCAATCCGATGAATCAGGCCTATGTGGATGGCCTGGCGAGTTATTTACTCGGCCAACTTCGCGAGAGGAATATAAGCCCGCATTTCTGCTTGTTTTATGGTGGATACCGTGGCGTGGCCGACAAGTATCGTTACAATATAAGCGGAGAGTACGAGTCTTATCGGCGCTACAAGTTGTTCTGGGAGCGCCGGCGCCAGGGGCTGTTCTCCGTACACTTTGATGATGATGCGTCGCAGATAGAAACCCCGAATTCATCTATGCGTTCGACCACGTTTCACTACTCCACGCCGAGGTCTGAGGCGAGCCATATAAGTTTGGAGGATGGCGGAGAACTGAACCCTGAGATTGTCGAGCTGGAGAGTGTGGAGACCATGGAATCTGCGTCTGCCTCTTCTTCTGGCTCTGGGTCAGATGCTTCTGGGTCTCACGAAGATGAGTCTGAATCTGGCTCTGGGTCAGAGGAGTCTTATGAAGAGTCGGCCGTATTTATGGAGCTGAAAGAATTCCCTGTCATGTTGATATTCCAGGAGAAGATGGAGGGCGTCTTGGATTCTATGCTAGACGATGAGGGTGAATTGGTGGGTGTGCCTAGACACTCAGAGGCCTGGGAACAGCGCTGGATTGCGTGGACGTTCCAGATAATTGCAGCGCTCTGTGCAGCCCAGGGCGCCCTTGGATTCACGCACAATGACTTACACACGAATAACATCGTGTGGAAGACGACGGACCAGGAGTGGCTACACTACATTTCTCGCGACGGTACTGTGTGGAAGGTGCCGACCTTTGGAAAAATCATGTGCCTCATTGATTTCGGTCGCGCGATATACCGTGTAGGAGAGCAGTGGTTCGTCAGTGACGACTATGACAAGGGCGGAGATGCCGAGGGTCAGTATGTGTTCGGGAATTTAGTAAAGGGGTCTGAGAAGCCTATTTATCCGAATCCCTCATTTGACCTCTGTCGCTATGCCGTGAGTGTGATTGACGCCTTGTATCCCGAACAGCCGGCTGAGAAACCCGATGGAGCCATTCTCAGCCAGGAGTGTTTGTGGAAGGTGCACGAGACGGTCTCACCCTTCTGGAATCTCCTCTGGTCGTGGCTCATTGACGATGACGGAAACAATGTGTTGCGCGAGGAGTACGGTGAGGAGAGATTCCCGGACTTTGACTTATACCAGCACATTTCGGAGAAGGTGACAAATTGTAAGCCCCAGGATCAGATCCGCAAAGAGATTTTCAACGGGTTCCATGTAGCGCGGGACTCATTAGGAGCCGAGGTGAAGTTGTACCCGCTCTTTTGCTGATGTATTGCTAGTAGGAGATGTCGGGTGAGAAGGAGTATCTGTGTATTTTAGAGGAGCTGTATCGTTTGAAAAAGAGCAACGATACACTTGTTGGTGTTATAGAGAACCAATCTGCCTTATTAGCTAGGCAAGAGGCTCTGATAAAAACACTTCTGGAGACCATACAGGGTCTGGTAAAAAATGAAATACTAGGGGGTTCTTCTATATAAGTCATCTTTTGCCATGGACAACGAGCACGTACTAAACTTTCACGAGGGCGTTCCACGCCTTCCTGAATGGCTTCCAACGTATGAGCTTTCTCTGATAATGGGAGCCGGCGATTTGGATCAAGGGGGAATTCTAAATGTAGAAAAATTCTCGGACTTTGACGTATTCTTCTGTAATAACTGGAGCCATGCTGGAAGCCTTGAGAGGAATATTGCGTATTTGGAGAAAGATTATTTTCACAAGAAGGTCATTTGTATTATTGATGTTCATAATGAGGAAGAGATGTTCCATTTTACTCAGCTATTTGAGCATCGCTTTCGTCGCGTAGACGGCTATGGGCAACATACGCCTCACATGAACATCATGGATTTGGAGAAGGTGTTGTGCCTTGGAGGACAGGCGGTGAATATTTATGAGATGTCTGAGATGTGTATGGAGGTTGGCGAGTTTGAGAAGTCTCTGAAAGAAGACTATTATCCTTGTATAGCGTTAATGGACGGGAAAGTCTATCGGAATCCTGCGGTATGCTTTGATTTGGGGGAAGAGAAGACGGCCGAGCTCAAGGGTCTTGTGCTTCGTAGGATTCGTGAGAGGGTGAAAAAGGGTGGATTCGTGAGAGTTGACGATTCTGTTCTACAGGATCTTGAGGCCTATAGCCTCTGGCATTTACAGAAGGTCTTGAAGGGTCTTCTTTACGAACCACAGTTTCCGCCGAATATGGTAGGTATCGTGCGGTGGAATAGGCGCCCTTGGAGCGAGGAGAGTATGCTGGAGCTGGTTATTCAGCGTGTGGAACCTGAGTATGGCTTGGATCGGTTTTATGACGAGGAGCAAAAGGGGAAGATATCTGGCTTGGTGGACGCAATCAAGGCCGATATTCATATTGGATTTCTCTTGGGGGCGCGTATGAAGTACAGACGATTGATGAAGGCGGCGGCTGCGGCCGCTTTAGAGGTATAAGAGCCCAGCCCTATATTCCTCGGCCCGAGGATACAAGGTGCCACCCAGGGAATCTAGCCAATACTCGCCGAAATTGTAAGACGGGTGTAAATGGTGTAAAAGGTGATGGTTGCCGATCAGATACACTCCTCTTTCATCATGGCGCAACATTCCACGGATATTTAGGATTATTAACGCGGTAAAGATATCGTTTGCCGAGTATGCGAGAAATCCCATGGGTACGAAGAAGCCGATACTTTGGAAAGGGGATTCTATCCAGTGGCCGTAGTACGTATCAAGGAATTGCGGAATTGGTTTTTCATGGTGTTGTTTATGATATTTGTAGACTGTGCGGTGGTGTAATATAACATGTGATATATAGAACCATATATCGTATGTTATAATTGATATTATTGTAGGAAGCATCTTTGTTTTTTATATATTCTTGGGCCGGGCTTTATATTCCTCGGTCTGGAGAAGGATCTTTGAATAATTGTAGTAAGGGTTCTAATTCATGAGATCCAGGTAGAAATATATAGATAGTTTCAGCAGGTAATGTTATAAATTTATCTTGTGCTTTCTTCACTGTTGTTCGCTTTGACTTTGATTTATTGG